TCCTTCACCTCAACTTCAATGTCAGTTTCAGAAAACCCAGCAAGGGCCACTTCTATGACATAATTGTAGTCATCTTCTTTACGAATGTTGTAGGGCGGAAATCCACTATCCTGTGATGTATTAGGAAAATCCATCATACGATTGAACATACGATCAAATCCAACGGAAAGACCCATAAATCGTTCAAGATCGCCTGCGGTAAGCGGACTGTGATGTGCTAATGTAACCATAATTCCTCCTTATAAAAAGCAAGGTTATTAAAAATATCCCCACCCCCTAGCACGGGCGATGGGTAAGTTAGAGGTTTCCACTATGGACAACCTCAATCCCGCCAACCCTCTCCTTTTAGGAAATGTTCGGCACGATGTTTTAAAACAATCCAAATCAATTTTATTAGTGAATCTTCTGCATAGTTTCCTACATCTCTCACTAATAATTTGTATTTTGTTTCCATAGTTATTTATCTCACATTTAACTTTTTTTTGTAAAAAGATATAAATTTTCATAATTTCCTAATTTTTTTTGTTTACCAGATTTAGCGGGTGCTATTGATGTTTGAGTTTTCCAATGTATTTGTTTTACTTCAATTTCAGTAAAATATTTCTTCACAATATCAGACAAATCAGTTCCAATAAAAATTGTTTCATTTTTGCTCCTATATTGTGGTACAATAACAAAACTGAAAGTTCCACCCTTTTCCAAAACACTATAGCATATTTTTACAGTCTCTTCCCAATACCCCTTTAGCCAATCTTGATAATTAGGAAAAGATTCAATTGATTGTTCTCCACCTTCATATACTTCTAAGTCAAAATACGGAGGAGAAAAGAAAACGGAATCGAAATATTCTTTATAGGTTTCTATAAAATTATGCCGTTTATCTAACTGTTCAGAAGGACAACAATAAAAATCAAATTTTAAATCATCACCAATAAATGGATTACTGGTATGCTCTTCACATAACTGTTTGCATTTATCCACTACATGAGGAATCACATCTACGCCCACATAATGTTTAACATTAGCACTAAATGAACCTATAATATAAGATGCCCAACCCAAACATGGTGTAAATAATTTTTCTGATTTTAAAATATTACTAATGATATATCCAGCTGTATTAGGATTGAATATAGAAGCTTTACTTGATGTGCCTCTAAGTATACCAAAAAGACTAGAATTTAGTTTTTTATCTTTTGCTACAAACTTTTGGGAACTTGGTTGTTTCCACATCCTGTAGATAAATGGATATTCTACACATTTTTTTAGGACTTCATAGGTTGTGGGAAGTCCCATTGAATTTGTCGTATAAGTTGAATAAATATCTTCCCAAAATAAATTCTTAATAATTCTTCCATATTCAACTTTTTTTGAACCATCTATAATACCATTTGTTTCACAAGGAGTAATACCAGAAATATTTTGTCTGTCAGTTTGTTTTATATGAGAATCATACCAATTCATCAAAAACAATTCTGGGGATACTACAAATACATCATAACATCTTCTACAAAAATCTTCAATTAATTCATCTGTCCAATGTTCACTTTGTTCAGCCCATTCTACAAATAATTTGGCTTCATCATAAGTTTCACCATACTTGGCTAGTAATTTTAATTTAGATTTGTATTCAGAATATTCTATCTTTTCTGGAATATCAAAAAATTTCAAGAAATCACTATATGAAGTGTAATTCATTTATCCTTTTTTCACTCATTCAACTTATATTATACTAAATTTTGTCAGGGATGTCAAGTTAATTTATTTTATATCTTCTATCAACATGTCTGATTTTTTGCTCATCGTGGTCATGAATATAAACTTCTTTGATTGGGCCATCAATATGTTTATCCCAATAATCAAGAAATTTCTCAATCCTTGGATAATGTGGTCTTTGATCGTCTGTCTGCCACATGAATTCGTTCACTAGGTGTAAATAATCTGGCATATAATAAACTACTTGCACGGATGCAATTGTCCATTTCTTCAGAATAATAGTCAAGATTATCCCCTTCCTGTTGACCCAAATCCTCCTTTTCTATCCGTTTTTGTTTCTGGGCGATCTTTCACCTCTTCTATTATACATGGTTGGTCTTTAAATAATTCACCCTGACAAATACGTTCATTATGATTCACATATTTAACATCACCACTTATATTCACAATCATTGCAAAAACTGGTTCAACATAATCCCAATCAATAATCCCAACATTATTTGCTAATGTTAATCCTTGTTTGAGTGCAAGGCTGGATCGTGGATATAATCTAACCGAATAACCTCTTGGTATATCAAAAATGAGGCCTGTAGGTATTAAAACTCTTTCATTAGGATTGACTTGTACCCTTCCGTTCAATACTAGTCTATTTTTATTTTCTACTATTTCTAGTTGATTTAAATATACTTTAATTGGTTTATCTTCTTGTAAGAAAGAGTACAAGTCAAAACATGCAGACCCCCTCGTAGCACGAATGGGGTCTTTTACTTCTGGATGTAATTTATAATAATGTAAATCATTGCTCATTGTCAACATCAGAATCCCTTTTATTCCCAATATTATATTTTGGAGTTAATTCCCATTCATCCTTTTCTTTAAAGGACAAAATCTTTAACTGACTCAATGGCACCGTAGGTTCTGATGATTTTGCTGATTCTACTAGTTCGATTAACTCCCATTCTGCGAGAAGATTTGCAATCGTATTTCTTCGTGCTTCATCATTCTCTGAAAAATTTGTTGTTTTTCCGTCTAGTGCGAACAGTTCTTTAAAATGTACTATGTAATATTTACCCTGCTTGTGCAGGATGTGACAAGATTGAAATAATGTTTTTTCTTTTCGTGATGCAATTCCGATTCGTGTAAGGGTTTCTCGTACCTTTAGGAAATCATCCGGCTCATTTAATTTCACTTCAATCATCGCTTGGATAATTGTTTCACTCATTTTGATCCTTTCAAACCACCTGTATCAATTCTTTGTTTAATAATGTCCAGTTGCGAACTATCGAGTAAAGTAGCATATTCTCTCGCTTTCGCATAACTGCATTTATAATATACCTTGATTAATTCAAGAACTTCATTATTTTCTCTCTTTAACCATTTACTATACCTTTTCTTAGGTCTAATAGTATTTAGAAAAAAGTCAAATTGAAGTTTTGAATCAAGATGGTTGTTGAAATTCATTTCATTTGCATAAAGAACAGTATCATGATTAAAACTTAGTGCCCGATTTATAATGAATTGCTTATACTCCTTCTCAAGCTCAGGAGTTTCATCCATCAGATTAACCTTTCCTTGATTAATCTGTTTTACAAAATCAAATGGATTCATGACATAAACTCCGATAAAGATGACCTTACATTACTTTTATTTAATTCACTATGAAAAACCTTGTGTTTTTCCAACTTACCATTTGCATCTCTACGTATTTCAGAACTATCAAACCCCTCAAGGTGTTTTAACATCTTCTCTTTAATAGTATCATCTGGAATGAATAAACGAGTATGGCGAGAAGTTGGGTCATCTTTCAGTCCAAACTGCAAACACCATCTACGAATTGTTTCCCAAGAATTACCACCTTGGCCATCAACCATTTTTCGGTGTGTTTGAAATAAGAAATCTTTTTTATATTCCAATCCATTAAGAATAAAATACAACCAAGGTTTACAAAACGAACCTTCTTTATTTTTTTTGGTGAGATTCCAACTTTGAATCATGGCCTGAACCAAATTGTCCCGAAATACAGCATCGTGTTTTGGAATATCATGAGAAAAATTATCTGGTAAATTTTGCAATTTTTGTTGAAATTCTCCCTTTGTCTTAAAATAAAGAGGATAATTATCACCAAGAACTTCCCTCATCATAGGGGAATCATACACCAATGTAGGTGTGCCCACTTGTATTGGGTCTTGTACTGAAAGATTCCAAGTTGCATACCCTTTAATCCATGCAACCGATGCATAAGAACCACGTAGAAAATCAGAATACAATTCAAAAGAACCAATCAAAGATTTAGGAATACCATCATATGCATACTTAAATCTACCAGGCTCAAATACCGATTCTTCTTGACTTTCTTCAAGTTCCTCTAATCCAGATGTCTCAACTGGTGAATAACCAGACAATGGTTTCTTGACTTTTTCATCAGTAACCAAAACTTGATATTCTTCTGGTAAACCTTCCATCATCTTATGAAGTTGTCTCGCTCCAGTTGTTTCATTCCAACGATGATTGAATGCAATTATTTTCTTACCAACTGGTGAACTCCAATACTCTCCATTTGTTTGTGGAAATGGTTTTGCTTTAAGTGGAAATTTTGCAATCTTATCCATCAAAACCTTTTTATCTGGAACCAAAACATGCGATACTTTTTCAAAATTTGAAAGAATATATTCTGCACTAGCGTCAGAATGAAAAAAGATTTTACTACATCTATCAATGGCTTCAAATTGTCTGAAAAATGTAGGTGGAAATGCTGGTGCCGGACTTGATGCATTACAATCAACCCAATGAAAAAATGCAAATGCATCTGTGTTGTTCATACTATAACGTAGAGACAACAAATTCCAAAGAACATTTGTAAGAATTTCTGGTTGATGTGTGAA